GTATGACACCTTACAACCATTGGTGAAGGAAGAGTTACAAAAAGAGAACGACGCAATTGCAGAGAAGACAGCAGCGGCGAAGGCCGAGAGAGAAAAGAAAGCAGCAGCGGCGAATGCCGAGAGAGAACAGAAGAAAGCAGCTGATGCGGCGGCGAAGAAGGCAAAGAAGGCGAAGGAGGACGCGGCGGCGGCGGCGGCGGCGAAGAAGAGTATGGAAGAGAAAGAGACAGCCGCGAAGGAAAAGGCTCAAAAAGTGCTGAAAGCGAATGCAGAAAACTCAGCAGAGGTAGCAATTGAGATGGTGGATGAGGGAAAGACTATAGATGAGACGGTAGAAGCATTATTGGCGAGTTCCTGGCTTCTGAAAGACCCGGCGAATAAAGAAAACGTTGAGAAGATATCAACGGCGCTAGCGGCGGCGCTAGCGGCGAAGAATATGAACAAGGTTACGAATTTATTGATGAGGGTGGATGAGAATAATATTGCGAAGTTAGAGGCCGTGCTAGGGGCGGGAGACGATGGCTCTGTAGACGACGGGTCCGAATCCGATGCATCTGACGACGAGTCCCTTAACCCTAACGCCAAGAAAGTAAAGTTCGAAGACGACGGTTCCGAATCCGATGCATCTGACGACGATGCATCTGACGACGATTCATCTGACGACGATTCATCTGACGACGAAGAAGTAAAGGTTGTAGACGCAAATACATACTATCAGAATATTCCTTTTTTCAATCATCCCATTTTTAATGATGAAAACTTCGAAAAAAATGCAGATTTTGTCTCTATAGTCGATACTGGGTTCTTCCAGCATGGTAGATGGAAAGACATGGTTAATGAAATGTATGCAGGCCATGTATTCGACGATGAGGACCAACAAAAAGAGTTACACAAATTATGGAAGAGTGCAGCTCAAAGAGATCTATCTAGAATTGAAGGTGAAAATGTTAAGACATACTTAGATATGATTAATGGAACGAGTTTTGATGTATTGATTGCAAGTGATAACGATTACACTATAGATTTTAAATGGTGGGTAATAACCAAATCTGATATTGCCAACCAAGTAATAACAAGTGTTTGTGAAAAAATGAACGACACCATAGATGATGATTTCTATATGTGGTTACGAACCTACGTAATCTATGAAGGGTTTATGTGCGGTACCGTTGATGAATGTCGTAGTAATTATCAGACTAGATTGAGTATCGTGAATAACATTGATCCTTCTATCGTTTCCATACAATCTACAAAATACACTCAACTAAAAAAGTTTCTAGATGACGTTATAAGATATTCATTCATATTATGGGCAGGAACCAGTGTAGAGTTGGAAGAAAAAGACGATTCAGTAGGTTCGGTTAGTGCAAATGAACAGATTAATTGGTCAATTAGTGCAGGACTAGGTGTAACTATTTCGAAAACAGGAGTATTAACTCTTGATTCTGTGGCGAACTATAAAACAGCCCCTAGTCATACATTTACTGTGAAAGCAATTGATGCTGCTGATAATGAAAGTAGTATGGTGATAAGTGTGAATGTAAATAATGCAAAACGTAAAAACCTTTCTATTAATACTACCAAAGTATTGGCAACCATCGATGATGGTGTGACTAATCTTGGTTCGGTTAGTGCAAATAAAGAGGTTTTGTGGTCAATTAGTGACGGATTAGGCGTATCTATTTCAAATACAGGAGTATTAACTCTTGATACTGTAGCGGACTACCAAACATCTTCAAGTCATACCTTTACAGTGAATGCTGTTAATGCTAAAACTGGTAAGGAAAACTCTGCAGTGATAAGTGTGAATGTAAACGATGTCAATGCTGCAGGTCCTTCTATTAATACTACCAGTGTAGTAGCAACCATTGATGACGGTTTAACTAACCTTGGGTCGGTTAGTGCAAATGCTAAGTTGTCACTTAGAACAAGAACGGCACTGACTAATATAAAAAGCAAGGGGGTTGAATCTCTCAGGGGTGTAAGACGCACCCGACTCCGTGTGGCGGTACGTATGCGTAAGGATTCTATCAAAAAGGTTGTTACGACAATGAAACCTACCTACTATTATTGGATTATTTACGATATAAATAATAGGTTGTCAAAAGCAACCCGTAAATACATATATAATATTATGGAAAAAAGCGCTGTTCTCGATACGCCCAAGAAGGTATGTGACACGATGTTTGATATACATAATTTTGCCCGAATGAACGATTCACGAAGTGTTAATCCATTCGAAAATATCTACAAGGTGTACAAAAATGTAACATGTGTCCCATTTGAACCTATCATGGCTAATCAACAAAATGATGATCCTTCTATTGTAACATGGAACCCCAAACTATGGGAGCGTTCATCGGCATGGGATATGTATGTTAGGTTTGAGTCTATTAAGTTTTCCACCCTTTATGAAGAAGTTGATGATAATACACAAGTGATTTCAAGACCAAAAATGACAGAGTTGTTCAATACCTTGAGGACGGACGCGTTTCAACGTTTGTCATATAGTTTTTATTTTCTCGATGGGTCACCAGATGTCAGTGACGATGAGTACAAATATAAAGGTGCATCTCAACAGGTTATTTCAGTATTCAGTAACTTTGGAGAAGACTTGGACGCAGAATACCCATACACGTTATTTGGAGACAATAACAAGAATACATGGAATATTGCATTGTTCCGAATGTTTGGTGACTTATTAGGTAAAAATCAGTCTGATAAACGTGTGCGCAAAGTCCAGCGTACAACACATAGTGATGGTAGAGAGATGATTGAACTAGTATCGTCGACCGCGCCTGTCATTGCGACCCCAGTGAGCGACGACAATAAGGATGACGAAACGATACCTATGGCTACTATCGATACCACAACTACAGAGTCCCCTGTATCTAATGAGTCGTCCGCACCATCACTCGAGACGAACAAGTTGAACACTAATAATACAACTTTGTCAGAGTTTGTATATATATTCGACGAGATAATTGAATCTTATATAAAAACTCAAGGAGGCGCCCCTATTGACGTGTTAGACCTACTTAAGTCAGAAGATACTAAAACAAAGTATTCTAATACGATAACTGATATAGCAAATGAGATGAGTAAAATGGTGGGTTCTGCTGAACCATACGAAGATGAGACAATTAAACTACCAGACGAGATTGCAAATGACCCATTCAGTTCGGTATTTATATATTTTCATTTACATTCTACCATGCCTGCTAATTATCACTATGCTATGTTGTTCGGTTCTATACCATGTACAGATGTATCCATTCTCAATAAAGTTGAGGGTGGTTTATGTTGGCCACCTATTATTCATGTTGATGGCCCTGGATATGGTAACCTATACAAGTTTGTTTCCATTTCGGGTCTTGAAACACTGGACGACCCAGACGAGAAGGTAAACTTTTTTAAACAACCAACCGGAACGCCTCCAGACAATGGATACATAAACAGAATCACCCAGATGGATGTGGACGATAAGAACAATATACATACCGCGACAAAACAGGAAATGATGGAGTACTATATATCTCCAGATAGTGATGCCAACGCTACTCAAAGAGACGGTCGAATAGAGCGTATGGATACATGGAAACTTAACTGGTTCGACAATCCTCCATCGTATAAAACCCTTGCCAGCATACCCAAAGACGACCGCGAAAAAGAGTTCACCTTTTCTGACATGAAAGATTTTGAAAGTCGTTCTAAAACAGTGAAGAGTTTAATTACAACATATGTCGGTCCTCATGGTGTCACGTTTGATGATGCGATGCGAAAACAGATGTATATATTTTACGACAAACAAATGCATGGATTATTGAGTTCAGACTCCATGAAAGAACGTATGCCCGAAATCATGCGTAAATGGGAGGGATTTGAGTCAGTCATGTTGGCCAATCGAGAAGCGGGTTACATATACTGGACGCGTCCCCAAATTATACAATATAATATGTTCAAAGGCATGTATCGTGGTCACTACCCCTTAGCAATTTATCTGGAGTTCGCTGGAATGCATAGCATGCCTTCACCCACCAAAGACGATAATGGTAATAATAATCCAGTTATGATACACCGCAACCATGCGTTATTATGGTTAGATTCTCCCCCGTCTGTAAAAAAGACCATTGAGATCGCCAATCCTCGATTATACCATGGTATGATGAAGCATATCTGGAGTGGTGCTCTCCCCTCTCCTGAGATAGGTGCAGTCGACGACGCAGTTGTTAATGACGACAAAGACGACAAAGACGACAAAGACGACAAAGACGACGGTCGTCCTGTTCCTGTTAGGATTGGAGGAACAGTGTTTACAACAGTTCCTGGTTACCAGAACATGCAAATATCACCATCTATGTTTGGTCTTCCCAAAGATAAGTCTACGCGCGATAAGGTCATTCGCATCAATCCAACAGTGAAACTATCTCAATCTGCTGTCAATATGTCACCCGAAGAAGATCGTAAACGTCAGTTTTTTGATTATGGCCTCTTTTACACCTTGAACTCTAGAGCAGCAAATCAAGAATTAATGGGAATATCTAATATATCATTCAAAAAATCAGTGAAGTCGCATATAATTGATAACAATATCAAAATAACAATTGATACGTTATTTGCTCCTGGAACAGTCATCTATTTGGGTTCAGAACCATATACTGTTTATAGTGCCACATTTGATGAAACGAAATGGCGTCTTGGTCCAAGTGATGTGATCGAACCTGAACTTAACGTTGAAAATGTGATGAATGCTCAAATGATCCAGATACAAAATAAACTGGCTATTAGTGAAATGCAATCGATGCCAGACGTTCTGAAGGTGGGTGATGGAATAACAATTGCGGAAGCCATTCCACTGGAGTATAAGTTTGTGAAAGGGTCAGATGATTTGAAATTATCTACTACATCTGATATATCTGAACGATTACCTACAGTCATACCCAACTCAACCACTTCTACTGAGGTAACAGTGGTGCCAAAGAAAATAATTAAGCCAATAACCGTTATTCAGAACCCAACACTGGATGTACCACGCCTTTCAAATGAACCATCTATTCAGATACCCACCCCCCCAGATGAAGAATGGGTTCCACCAAAAGTAGTGGGTGTGGATGACCCATTAATGGAGGATGTAATAGTCCCCATGCGTGATTTTTTCCTATATGGACCTACGATGGAATATACTGTCATTAAAAATAATAATGAAGAAAATGATAAAGCCCAACAAGTGTTTACACGTGATATGAACTATGGGTCCATTAAAAAGGATTTAAATAAGTATGGTATTCCCAAAGAGACTGTAGATAAAATAGCGAGTTATCTTAAGCAGACTCCAAATTACTACGATATGTTAGGTACACTTAATGATAGTGCTACAGAGGCCAACCTAAAAGATTTGTTCAGAATTAAAAAGATGACTACGGCTGGAAAGTTTAACACTGACAACTACAAAAGAAACACTATTACGGGTGGCGGTCATCTTCTTCAAATGATAAAGATTGCAGGAGACGGAAACTGTTTTTTCACATGTATATCACATGCATTGAACATTTATAATTATTCTAACAAAGACTCCCCTTACGTATTTCACACCACTGATGCAGAATCTGCAGGGAAGGAAGTAAAGAGAGGTGGTACTAATTTCACACAGGAATTTATACGATGGGCAGTTGTAAATAAATATCGTCAAACGCCAGGATTAATGGCTGTTGAGATATTGAACTCATGTGTTCACATAGATGGACCAAATGATGAGTTTGTTAACGCAGAAATAACTAGAATAGAAAAGATTGAACATATTTCGCCGATAGCACTTACGAAGTTAAATGATCTCAAAAATAAGATACATATAATGACTACCCGAACAAAGCACCTGTTTGGAGACGATGGATGGAATGCAGAAATCAATGCAGGTACAAATATTCAGGTAATTCGTCAGGATGCTGTGGGGAAAACATTATTTCTTGAATATGTTGGTGGTAAGAAACTTACGTATCCGAAAACAGAGGAAGACGCATATAAACTATTAATGAGTTCACATTATTACGCACAAACAACTATAATCTATATGATTCAGAGATTATTTACTATAAAGCCTATTATCATTGGAAAACGTGATAAAGAGCCTGATGATGTAAATATAACTGGTCTACGGGATGATATGATATATGGTGATTGGAAAGTGCGTGCAACACGAACGTATTTTAAAATTGAGGAACCGATTAGTATAGAGGAAGAACTCGACGACAATATAGACAAGGTTGTATTTATTCTTCAAAAGGATGTTCACTATAGTTTGTTTGCGTTTGGTCCTGATCTAGAAACACAATCTAATAAACCTGATAGTAGTACTAGTACTAAAACACGCAGAAAACGCGCTAAGCCTAGTGATATAGATAGGGTTATGGCTATGCCTACTCGTAGTAGTAGTCGTATTGCATCCAAAAAAGCATCGTCTGCTGGTGGAACTAGACGTAGACGATATATAAAAGGTGGAGGCAATCCAAATCATGTAGTAATTTTCAAATTAAATAAAATGAACTTTAAAGCTCCACATGAAAATACCAATCCAGCGGCTATTCTTGATATAATACCTAAGAGCATGATATTTGATAGCGGTCCAACCCAGATTCCCAATTACATGGTTATGTTAATGTATTCAAACTACAATATGATTAGAGGGTCGCAGGGTAGATATGTAGATCGAACAATGATGAAAAACTATATTGAATATCGGCTATTTTATACTGAGTTTCTTATTATAGATGCATTAATTGAATCCATGACAACTCCTAGTGCCAACTATAATGATACTGATAGTAGTGATATTATAGATGTGAATAGTAGTGTTATTCTTGATAAGTTTATAAAGAAATATGAATATGTATTTGCACCAAATAATTTATGGTCACATCCAATGTACTTACCTATGGTTCATCAATATAAAGAGCGGCGCCAATTAGGCGGTGCGCCGAGTAATCCCATACCAGGACGCGATGCGATGAATAATGTCACCTCATCCTCTTTAGACCCTCCTAACGTCGCTACAGCAGTTCCTATGATGAACAATGTTACTCCCATAATGAACACTGCAATTGCGATGGACCCATCAAATGTCCTGAGTGAACACGTTTTACGCATCATGAACGACGACAGTTCAACACTGAGTTTCAAACTAGACGTGCATCTTATTGTAGCACCGGGAGATAATGGTATTAGTATTGCAGATAAGGTGGGTTACGCATGCGAGTCGTCGAAACAAGACATGAGTCGTAGTTGGTCGGAGATCACTGGAAAACCCTACTATCCCACTGCACGTAAAGAATAAATGTAGAGAGGATATCATTTAGCAACCCTAGATAGGTTGTATTCATAACTATTTATCTAACACTAATATATAGTAATGGCGCGTAAACAAACGCATCGTAAGAGAGCAAACAAATCCAATAAGTCTAAAAGAAAACCCAGAAAAACGCGGTCCAAAAGACAAAGAGGTAGTGGAGCAAGTTGTTCACGTCCAACGGAGAATATTGACATTGACATCACAGACGAACAACTTGCATTAAATGATGCTCTTGGAACTGCAATTGTGGCAAAAGACCCATCTAGAGTAAAACAACTTTTAGATGAAGGTGCGCATGCTACTATAACAATCGACGACGATTCTGGCGCACGTTATGGTATGCCTGTAGAAACCATTCCCGCTATTATGTATGTAGCAAGACATATGAATGGTTCCAATACCATCATTCTGAACCACTTATTAAGCGCAAATAACAATCTTAATGTCGAAGGAGGTTGTGCGGTGTCTAATATGGGTACTACATTATTAAGTGAGACAGCAGAATGGGGTAATATTGATATGATGAGAGAACTATTGAATCTGGAAGCGGACATCAACGATGCGTCACACAGACCTCCAGCATTATCGTATGCAGTTCTTAACGAAGATCTTAGCATGATTAATTTTATACTTAGTGAACGGGAAGGTCAAATAAACTTAGGTTATACTCATGATGACGTGAGACGTAATGTTATCGATGAGGCATTGGAACTATACGAGAATATCGACGAGAATATCGAAAGTGAAACAGAGAGAGAAAGAATTCATGAAATAGTTGAAACGTTAAAAAGGTATGCAGTTAAGCAATCAATTATGTCTGTGGACGAGTTTAACACAAAATGTGAAAAAAATCAAGAATCAGGTAAACCTGAATGTGGTATTTTGATGAATGAGTTAACCAACAAAACAGCGGTTATGCCACATCCACCTATGCCAAATACAGACGGATCTTCTGAAGCAAACGCATCTGTTTGTTTCGACCGTTCAGCATTACAACAGCATTTGCTCAATAGAATGGAGAATCCTAACGTTAGACCTCCTATACTTACAAACCCAATAACGGGTCGTGAAATATCCGAACAAGATATTGAGAGAATGTTCCCGTTAGGTCTGGATGCAGATTATAAACGCGAATCTTATACAAAATATATTCCAAACTATATTCGCGGTGGGAAATCTAAAAGAAAAACACGTTCCAAAAAATCTAAAAGAAAACCACGTAAACACAACCAATCTAAAAAAACTAAAACCAATAAAAAGAAACAAAAAGTAAAACGGAATACACGAACTCGCAAGCGAGCGGGTGCGGTTGGCGACGATTCGTATGACGAGGGAGTGACAGATAGAGAATCTATTTCACAAGATGAACCCTTCCATGTCGGCAATATAGGCGCAATACCGCTTGCAAATGAAGTTCATTATTTAGAAATGGCGAACTTGGACGACTCGTTTGCATCATTTGACTTAGATGCATCAGATGCATCAGATGAATCATTTGGATCACTTAGATCGCTCAACTCTACATCCAGTTGAAAAATCACTACTAGAGAGAAATATTATCATACTATACATTAATAGACCAATAGAATGGCAAAAGAAAGAACAAACATGTACAACGCAGTGTTCCTACTCCTCATCACCCTTTTCGCTATTGTGACAGGTATGGTTGGTAATCAGGCAATGGTCATCGTTCATGCTCCTAACACGATAGAAGGGTTTGACCGTTTAGGAGAACTAAAGAAGGTTGTTCGTTCAGCCAAAAACCGCGCGGTGCGACAAGTGAGTACCGCAGTAGGAACAGATGGATTTACATCTAAGCAGTTGTCTGGTATATTAAGTCTTGCAGGTTTAGGAACCAAGAACAACGAAGACAGTGATGATGAATGAACGCAAATACATTATTTTGGTACCTTAGTACACAGTACAATGGCACCAAAGACAAACAAGAAAGGTGGAATAAAGCAAGAAGAGAATGATGCCGCAACATTTGCCGCAATGGGAACTATTTCAGGTGGTGCTGCATCAATGAGCAACAAACTTGGTATGGGGACGGTTACTAGACAACTGGCGACTGCTACATCGTTTATCAACGAAAATGTAAGTAGTTTGAATAACAGTAAGTATTTTGCGGGAATGGTGATGATCATGCTGAATCTGGGCGCCAAAGTGGTAAGTGTTAATTTTAGCAACTCTACTCAAGAGTATCTTAAATATGGCGTGAGTAAGCAACTTTTCATATTTTCTATGGCATGGATGGGAACGCGAGACATCTATACGTCTATTATTTTGACAGCGGTATTTACTGTTCTCTCTGAACATCTCTTCAATGAAGACAGTAGATTTTGTATTGTCCCTGAAAAGTATCGTATGATCAATACAGCAATCGATACGAATAACGATGGAATTATTTCCGAAGACGAACTTCAGGCGGCTCTCAAGGTGTTGGAGAAGGCAAAGACGCTTTCTAATGGGAGCGCAAAACAGCCCGCATTCACTGCTCAATAAGAGAGAGTTGTGAATATAGGGCGCAACGCCGTTGCCTGACGATTTTATTATCTTGATTTTTAGTAAGAGAATGTCTTTAGCCATAAATGCAGCACCATTTGACGCCGATGAGCCGACTGTCCCTTTAAAGGGGGGCAATGTATTACGTCGGAAGAATAGTAATAATCGTACAGTAAGAAATCGTGGGGAGAAGCCTGCGGCTAAAATTTCTGCTGACAATATTAATAACGTACTAATGAATATTCACGAGTCGTCTCCGTCAAATGACGAAGAATTAGGCGAGTTTGAACCTATTGAACCACCTGTATCAATGCGTGGAGGCGAAGAACCAAATACTGACCCATTAGGCAGCACATATCTTATGGATAATGGAGACAGCCATTCTTCACAACCCTATTCGAAAAATACCCCAGATATGGACAAATACCGACAATTTATGCCTGATTATACGCAGATGTATGGTGCGGGAGTGGAAACTGACCAACTTGTTGGTCCCATGGGTGCGCAAGGAACGGCAGGAGTTGGTTCTGGAGTTCAAACAAGTGATCCTATTTTAGCCAAACTGAACCATGTAATTCACCTTCTAGAAGAACAACAAGATGATAAGACATCGCATGTTACTGAGGAGATTATTCTCTACTTCCTTCTCGGGGTATTTGTTATTTTCATTGTGGATTCTTTCACTCGTCTGGGAAAGTATACGCGATAGAAAACATTTCATCTATCAATATGTAGCGATACCATTGACATCACCATAGAACATATTATCATATTGTATCGATACAACATGATATCAGTGCTTTTTGCACGAATATTAATTAATAATCAGACATCGATTTGCAGGAAATGACCTGTAGGCAAAATTGTAGAAAAAGTATGCAGCGGGTTCACGAAAACTGACTGCAGTGCGCTGCTTAAGATTCGTTATAAGCATATCATTATTTGCAATGTTCTCCATTAAAAGTACAGAGTATCCATAACGCTTTCCATTGGTGCTCATGATGTGAGTGACAGCACATTTGAATGCGTGTGCGAACCTAACTTCATCAGTCTCGCCGCGCACAGAAGCGAAACATGCAAGTACGTGTTTCCCCTCACTGAACCAAGTGCATGTATGTCGAAAGAAGTATGCGCTCGCGATTGCTCCGCGCGTGTCCACGTAAATGTATATGTACACATTTTGAGTGCGTATGATCTCTGCAAGGTTGCCATCACTAACTCCTAGATACATCCCGAAGTCGGATTTTACGCGGCAGCGCATAAAATCCGTTAACATATGCAATGTCGCAGGCGTACATTGTACTACTTTACCCACATTCGCAGGCAATGGTTGCATGGGTCGCCAAGTGTGCATATCGAAACCCTCCATTTCGTAGGCACAAATAGGTATGATACCCATCAATGCGCCTTCACGCTTAAAGACTGAAACGGTTGGCATGCTTGGAACACGCTGGAGGTGGTACTCATGCGTATATATCATCTGCGAGGCGAGCCCTGCACCACGTTTTGTCTCGTCTACGCATAGATAGTCAACATAATTGCATATAAATCCTTCACGTTCGCCACGAGGATCTTCGAGTTCGCATATCATAGGTCTGGTAGTCATACATGCAATTACAGTGGGTCGTTGTACGATGCGACTGGTTTTAGTAATTACTAGATTCTCTGTATTTTCTAGAACAGTAAGATGACACTTCTGTGAATGTCCTCCAAAATACGGCATGATATTAGATGTATTTGGAACGTATTTGTTTGCACCGTTGCGCATGTAGCATCGACGGATGAATGTACAGAAGGCGGATTCGGTGCTAGTTCCATCAATTATCCTAAAGCGTACATCAGGGTGAAAAAACTTATTTTTCTCTGGAATGGATTTCCGTATGATACCTGGTGGCGATATATAGTATATAAGGTCATATATGTGGAATACAGGTTGTGTCGCCCAGAACTTATATCGAACTTTAATAACGATCCAAGAGAGAACAAGCAATATTGTGACGACAGGGATTATATAGACACTATATTCCATGTAGGGAGTGAAATGATCCCAATTCATCGACTAAATGATTAGTAGTAACTGTACTGCAGAGAGACAAATGTCGAACGGAATCTAACGTGTTTAATATGGATTGTATGCATTTCACGATATGTGAAATGCATGCATGAACCGATATACGCGACCTAGTGAAGGTCAAAGCGCTCGATTGTTAGTTATATAGTTAAAAGAGGTTTTGCTAAAGTCAGTGACTTAATGGTGGTGGCGACCTCCCTTGCGGGTTCTACGGCTCTTCTTGCCCTTGCGACCTTTGCGGCTCTTCTTGGCCTTGTGGCTCTTCTTGGCCTTGTGGCTCTTGCGGCCTTTAGTGCGGCGACGACGGCCACCAACAGCGGCGTATTGGCTTCCTCCTGGGGTGAATGGTTCAGGCTCTTTTGTCTCTCCGGGATGCATTATTATACATTAGGTACACAAAATATTACGCGAGCGTCGAATAATTTATTCAGGCTTTTGAAATACATATAAATATTGGTATTCGTATTCCGCCTTAACCATGTCTATTTTGGTTTTGATGATAAATCCCGAACGGAGCGCAGCGGCCTCGATCGCATCCGCATCCTCCATGAACATATCGTGCTTGTTCTTTCTAAACATCTTCCCATTTGATTTATCTGTGAATTTTTCTACAAAAGATGCATTGTCTTTATCTTCGGATAATTCGAAGTTGGCATCATACTTGAAGTTGTTAAATGTTACCTTACTTGTCGTAATTCGCGTCTTAGCATATCTCTGTGGGGACACCATAACGATAGGGTTTGCTGGAGGAAGGATAGGGTCAAACATCTCTCTATCTACCAGATGTACAACCATTGAACCTCCAGGTTTTAGCCATGCTAAACAGTTTGCAAAGAGAGACGCCTTGTCCTGGAAGTAGTATACAGTAAAATAGAACATAGTGATGTGACTAAATGTATTTTGTCTAAACGCTGACCGTTGCATAGCATCGCCCAGAACGTATTTGTTATCTGGATATTTTTTTTGCGCAACGTTGATCATTGATTGTGAACGGTCGATTCCCATGGCGTTTCCAGCCCCAATCTCTTTTAGTTGCGCTACATGATGTCCTGTTCCCGACCCAATATCTAATACGACACTCTCCTTTCCAATAGCAGCGTTCTTGTTAATTGCCCCCATCTCAAACTCATTTTTTTTCTGAAAATACGTAAGATCATCGTAGACATCTGCATAGAAGTCGTCATAAATCTGCGGACCCTCTACAATTTTAGGAGAACCAGTAAATCCTTCATTAATTGTCTGTGCCGCCGCGCGGCGGCGGTATAACCGAACTAGAAGGAGTGACAATCCTAATATAATGAATACTTTACCCCATGTGCTCATGTTATGAATACCTTGATACCATGTGTGTAATTGTTTTGTTGTAGACGCCATTCTTGATATAGTTCTATAATATGTATTGTACTGCTATTTTTTTTGACCAAGATGTACATAAACTTAATTATTCTACATTGTATGTCAACTGTATCGTCTACATCATTGTCTTCGGTATGTTATATTGACGACTCACGACCTATAGGAGCATTCACCAAAATAACGTTTTCGGGGTATAAAACAGTACAGGCGATGAAGAAACTACTAGAAATGTTGAACACTGCTAAAGTAGAGGACGCATGTTACTGGACGGCTGAACTGATATGCTCTGGACACTATGCTGAATTATGGGAAACTATCTTTTTGTTTTACTGCAAACATGTACACGTTGCTAACCCAAAATTATCCATTTATATTGAGAACAAACTCACAAGATTTAAGGAGAATATGAACAATGCTCCTAGCGCACAAGCACAATTAAACTTTCGAAACGACCTCGCGTTTCGTAATATGTTTTGTGAACTCATTATTATATTATGCTTTTCAGAGAAGAAGTTTATTATACAATATGCAAGCGTTCCTGATGAAGATTTTGATTTAATTGTTCTTAAAAAAAATCTAGTGGCACCTGATTTTACACGCGCTGAGAAGATCATCCAAACCGAAGATCCTAGAGAATTGTTAGTTACTATAAACGAACTACAGTTTTGTTTATCAAGTGATATTGCAAGCACCATGCGTGCGAACTACTGGGTAGAATGGTTGTTCGATTATGCCAAACTCTGTAAAAAGAGAAAACAGCCCTGTCTTATTCAGCAGCGCACGCATGAATGTGTCGATATAAAACATCAGCGTAATATTGTATGGCTTATATGGGAAGCCATTCAACACGAGACAGCCGAGAGAAAAAATGTAGTATTGACCAAAATTATCGACTCTCTCTTCCGCATGTTTGCATTACGATACACTGAGGTACACAATACGCGTCGAAAATCTATCATCTATTTTGCAGTTGCAATCCTTACCATGTGTCCGGTAAAGAGTATAGAAAAAATACCTATGGTTCGTAACAAGAGTCATATTGAATGTTCATTGGCACAAATCGATACGATTTTTGCACAGGTACGCAACATATCTGTTGACATGGATATATCTTCAACAGAACCTTCTTCTCCGCCAACAACTGCAATAGTTAGTTCTGAGGATAAAATGCGTACGATATCTCTCTTTGAGAATAAACATGGAACAACGCGAATACCCTAATAAGTTCGCTCAAGATGATAATATATTTTATATGCGAAGTATATAATAGACCATGGATACTAGTATTAGTACGACAACACCTTTTGTTGCACCTGCATCTACAGCGTCGTCGATTGATATTCCACTAACATCGTCTTTTGATATGTCTTCAACCGGTCTTCCTGAAGAAGAATCGTTCTTACGTTCTCCTATTTTCATTGGTATAGTTGTAATAATAGCACTTGCTATAGTAGGGTTCAATATTTTCACTTATTTAGGAGATGGAACAGAGATTGTAGCAGGAGGTGTAATGCCGTTTATTGAAAAAGTGACAGGTAACTTCTCGTGGTTTGTTAATAAGTTTACAGATAACACTACGACGGGAACTAAGGGCGCAATTGATGTTGCAGGAGATACTGTCAAGGCGGGAGCATCCGTCCCGCACGAGGTTATATCTGGAAATAAAGGTGCAGTGGTTTCATCTCAAAATAAAAAGAAAATCGATGCGACATCGGCTGCGAATGCGGGGTCGGTGCGCCCCGAAGCCCCTGATACAGAAAACAATATGCAAACTGCTCTTAATAGTGCGAATGTCCAGACACAATCGTCTCAGTCTAATCCAGAACCAGTTTCTGCTGATGTGAAATCATCTGGTCCTGGGTATTGTTATATCGGAGAAGATCAAGGGCATAGGAGTTGTATATCTGTATCAGAATCAATGAAATGCATGTCAGGCGATGTGTTTCCTAACCTAGATGCCTGTCAGCGCGCACCTTAATCAATGATAGTTGATAGTGAAAATGACACATATGAATTATTTGTCATTTTCAGATTTTTATTTTAATTGTAGGTTACGTGAAAGTTTTCACTTCCATATGTATTACCATATATGTATTGTCGTGAGTTTATTATATCGATTAATCTAAATCCTTCTCCAGATTCCGCCCATTTAGATACGGTCAAATCGATACCAGGAATAATTGGACCACTTTGTCCTCGACCAAAGTACGAGTTCGCGAAATCGGTTGTCAAATAGTGTCTAATCCATTTTGGTGAATCCCATGTAGGTTGTCCAGTATCTTTTCGTAATACATAATATTGCATATTTTCGTCAATAAACAGTTGTGTTTTCTCATCGAATTGTTTACCCAGAGCAGATGTTTCCATAATCATTTTATTTACATGTGCATCGTGTTCAGTTGTTGCAATACTCTTTTCACCTGTCAGTTGGAATACATATCGTTGCGATATTGCCTCAATCACCTCAGGGTTGGTAGCACGTGACGCAAGAAGAATACTTGATGTGGATGATGAACCATATACTGGTGCGTCAGGTTGTGTAACTATCATAGGAGGCGGCATAATAACACCATTTTGTGTTGGGGTTTCCTGTGCTGGCATTCTGTCTATCATGTCTTCTGAAATGAGTGGAACACTCGGTACGATTGGTACAAATGGTCCTACCTCTGTTCCAACATCAAGAATTGGAGTATTATTGTTGTTCAATATTACACCGTTACTGTCTATATGAATGAAGTTATGTGTATTGTAGTTGGTTCCTCTGTCGCTTTTTGATGCATATTGTTTAGAGAAACGTGACCGACCGCGTGCGATATCTGCATATTGTTGTTGTCGTGTTTGACGGGTAGCTATTGCACTATGCTTAAGTACCCGTTTTTTATATTCAACCTGTTGTCTATTTTCAAAATCTTCATAAATTGGGAGTGACACAAAAGCATAGTCGCGTGACCATGTATTTCCTCCAGTGGTATCCCCAGTTCCTCCAAACTTTCGCATATTACGCCATCTAGCCGAATATAGTTTTTCTGGTTCAGTTGGCATATCGTCTTCACCATATATGTGTTGAGTTGGGTAAGGTGGTACGTATTCGACAATTTGTATCGGGGGCGCGTACAATGAGTTTTCTAGAGTAGTCATAATACTATATTACTCTAAAAAATAACTATTTTATAAATAACGAATAAACAAGGATTTATCCAGTGAACCCAGTAGGATTAAACATATCACCTTGACCTGCGAAATACCATTTACTGGAGAGATAATCTGAACTCTTGTCTGCAGTGGCTCCACCAGTGAGTGTTGTATCAGGACCCGAATCTACAATATTAGTAACTGTGCTAGTTCCAACAGCGTAGTTCCAGTACCACAAGTTAGACGAGTATCCATTAAACCCATTATTAAGATGTAAGAATACCTTGTCGTAGTTTTGTTTGGGAGGCGTTGCTAGTTGTCTTGATTTGGTTATAATACCATTCATAAATACGTCTAGACTTTTGTTCTTCACACGGAACACAACATTAAACCATTTGTTGAGAGGGATATTATCAATCTCAATTTCCTCATCGATGGTTTCGAAACTGTTCATGATCAATAATAGGCTATTTTTATGAGGAGCCAAGTAGAGACCAGGAGCATTGTTGGGGTACATGATGCCTGTTTTTTCGGGAGAATCTGTAGGACCAGAGTATGACTTGGCGTACTGTTCGGGATTGCCTTTGGAGAACACATGTCGATACTTGTCGTGATCGCGGTCATTATTTACATACATCCATATGCTCCATGTGAACTCAATGCCACCACGTTGGTTATCGGAACGTAAAATTGTGGAAGAACTGGTTGCATTTGGGTCTTGGTCAAAAGCAACCATTTCGGTTCCTGGAATCATTCCAGTGAACAACTTGGGTGAACCATTTGGTCCTAAAGCCCACGCAAGAATGCCCATACCCATTTGTAGAACTATGATAAACACTAGCAAAACTACAAGAATGAATGCAAACTTTGTTACGAGTGAATTAGATTGTGAATATGCTGCAGGGGTACTTGCTACTCCAATATCGTTCATCATATTGACTGACACTTGTACAGTACATTATGATAAAATAATGAGCAATAAATGACTACGTAGAATATTCTGATTCAACCTTTCCATTCTTTGAGAAAGTAACCTTCACTTCTGTGCTTAATAAACTAGATAACCATCCAGAACCTCCAAATCCTGCTGTATAAATATCGTAGGCTTGTTGAGGGTTCATTGCGGTTTGAAAATACTGAAAGTTGGAAGTCCATCCCTTAAATGAACCTTTATTTTCCTCAAGACTGGGGGTGATGTACATGTTTGCATCTTTGTCGATCTTGGGAATACCATCCATCACACATGTTCGAACCAGTTTTCCGTCTAAATATGCGTCACATGTGCGACCATAGAAAGAAACAATGAGGTTAACCCATTTTTGAATAGGTATGTTACTGAGAGTACAACGACTAATAGTCTCACCATTAATTACTTGAGCATTGGTTCCAGTAGGAATGCTTCCTGCATCAGGTGGAAGGACTGTTTGAAAGATATCAAGTGTGTTATCCGTTCCTCCCAACACGATAGCAGGACATGGAGTAACTGCTTTAAGTCCAGGCACTATTTCTTCAGTGGTTGCGGTTCCACTCTTATAGCGTACTGCTAATGGTTTGCTCACTCCGTAGTTATAGTTCCAATCATCAACGTAAAACCATATGGACATGGCATAATTTGATCTAGGAGAAGCCGAACCTCCCATGAGATCATTTGCCTTAATAACCTGCATTTGGAGCGCACTTGTTAATGACGTGTGTGATTTCGAACCACTACTTGCATACTTAACTAAGATATATACCACTATGATAATTGCCACAACAATGAGTACCTCAGTGATTTTCATGATAGACTGTACAGTACCAAAATATATTTTTAAAATATTATCGACATTGTTTCATCTATGAAACAGGTGGTAAAGATGTCGACGTATTATTAGAATCACTAAATGGCAACATACCTCCGGTTGTGTCTGGAGTTTTCAATGTTGGTATAACTATATCACTCATTGTGTCATCGTCTGGTGACGCACTATTATGTTCATCGTTATTTTGCTTAAAATACCATGCCATTGATAAATAATTGTTGTCAGGTTTATAGGTTGCTCCTACTTTGTCGAATGATTTTTTGGATTTATCTGCATCTTGTTCATCTGTATCTAAAATATTCGTATCAATATTAATAGGAATAACAATTTTGGTTATAGGTTCTGCTGCCTTATTAACGTAGACGTTCTTTTCAGTTGTTCCATAATATGCATCGGTGATTATCGGAGGATTGGTATCTTTGACAAGATTATATAGATAGTGCACATTCTTCATCTCTAAACTATAGTTAAAATATACAACATTGCATACCTTACCAGAAAGTTTTGGCGATCCGATAGTTAATTCTCCATAGGTCATTTCGGGAACTACTTCGCGCGAAGACTGTATAAGATCACCATTTATAAATATGTCTAATGTTCCATTTACATAATTCACTACAATATTGTTCCATTTCTGCATTGATATAGATTCCAATGTTAATAGTATACGGTTTCCATTTTTGGGGTCATCTTGCACAGTTGTAGGGGGGTTACTGGAATCTTCTTCAACCGTATTGGTTTTAACAGTAAAAATCATTCTTGCCTTTTTAGGATTCCACATAATGTGAGGCATTTCGTTGTAGTTCATTACTGTATAATAATTATCAGATACCGATGTGGTTGAACTGTCTAAATATACCCATAACGATACCGCGTATGTGTAGTTGAACACACCAGACTGTCCAAATATCGGTGTGATAGAACTATCATCAATGCCATTTAACTTGGTATATGTTCCTAACGATTTCTCAATCGAGAGAGAGACAGGTTCTTGTAGAATGACATTTCCTCCTTGTTTAGCGATTTTGTTAAGCGAATATGGTATGAGGAAGAAATAGGCAACATATGCTACTAGTACAACTACCAACGTCACCATGTCCTTTCCTGCTGGTTTTTCTACAGTAGATATAGTTCCTGCTACACCCTTTGCACCGTTTGCGACACTACCTGCTAGCGATTTTAATGGTGGAATAGTAAGACCGACCATTCCAAAAATGCTTCCCAAAATATCATATGCTAAACATGGGATATAGAATAGAGTTCCTACTGCTAAACGAAAATAGGGGCTTTTCTGGAAATGGGTGGTGTTAGATAGATACTTAAATAAGATGATCAATATGACAAAAATAACCATTATATTCATAAGGAGTGCACCCACGCTGTGTGTTTTATTGAATGAGTTGACAATCGATATAAACCAATATACCATAGAAGCAAAGAATGACACTCCTCCAAGCAGAAGAAATATTTTATTGAATGCTGATTTAACCTTGGTTGTTTGGTCTTGTCCTGTTTTGTCTAATGTATTATAAACATCTTGATAAGTTCTAACCGAAAAGAAAATGACCCATAGTATAAGAACTGTGATTGAAACTCCAAACAGTTGTGCTGCGCGGGTATTTTTGAAACTTAACAATCCATCATCGTCTGTGAAATCATCCATGTTCGAAAAGAGACCAATGAATGCAAGAAGGAAAGTCAGTCCCATAAAGACCCCATGCCCAATGCCAGTCCAACTGAGACCTGAAAGAATATTTTTATTGTTTCCTCCATTATCCCCTTCTTTTATAATTGGGTAACTCAATAAGGTTACTAAATATATCACCCCCATGACAAGCAATGTGAGGGTGGCTGTCAGACTAGCACCCATGTATTCGCGCAGAAATCCTCCAAAATCAACAGAATACATTGTCAATACGAACGCTACGAGTGCCACAAATACTAAACTCACACGCATTTTTTCTATCTGTAGATTTGGAACGTATTCTTCCTGTGTTGATGGTGTCATGGCATTGCGAAACATTTTTATAGACAACAATGCTACAATCGGAGCAATAATGATTCGGTAATTGGTAATTGCAGTAGACGACATATTACGATAGAAAATGATAATCGCGAATATAAATACAAACAAGAATATCGCGCCTTTTAATTTATCAACCAGTTGTAAAACTGACTTCAGTGATGGTACGTACAGCAGTAATACCATAAAAACAATTCCTATGGTAAGAAGTGCGATGCCTAATCCCTCTAAAACTCGTAGTCCAGTTGAGTTTGCAACTGTTTCGCCGTTAACAACCTTTGTGGGACTAACAAACGCCAATGCGAACATTATTCCAGTAAGGAACAGGACAAGCGTAACAAAAAAAACATAGTTGTTTCCGTTGCTTAATTTTTCAATAGGTCCAAATAATATAGATTCAGTATCTTTTGATATTTCTGGAGTTAGTGTTTTATCCATATATTGTGTCGAGACAATAAATGGGTAGTGTTACGGCATCACATATTTTCGAATGCGGTTTTCTTACCATGACAATTCCTACATAAGGCTACAAGATTCTGAACATCATTTCCACCACCATATTCAAGACGTGTATTGTGATCAATCTCGAACCATGCGTTCAACTTTTCATGACATCCTCCACACTTCCAATCTTGCATTGAGGCAACATACTTCTTTTTAGTCTCACTTACAGAACGTTTCGTAGCTTTGGGTTTCTGTCCTTGTCGTTGGTTACTAACACGTCCTGACTGAAGGATTTTCTGCTCCATATTAGAAACAGATGAATGTGGTCGAGATGGATTAAGCGAACCCATAAAACTGTTATTGGAACTGTCTCCAACCGTAAAATCTATTATGGGAGATAATATATTAGTAGATGTCTTGTCAATGGGAAGATATTTAATAGTATCATTTGCATGTAATAACATCTTTCTTCCTCTAACAGGGTCTTTGCGAAGAACCATGTAGAGAGAAACTCCTGCTAATAGGTATCCCGCAATCTGAATATATTTCTTATTTTTATATATCATTGATGTGTACTTTCCGTCGTGATATGCGTTATATGCAAAAAATGCAGCAATTATTAATACAATAAGTTCTAAACGCATGGAATGGTAAGGCGGTTGTAATACTATATATCTAGATAATTATACCTATCCGTGATAGTTATCTACTACTTCTCCTACATAACTTGATATGCGTTCTGGATCCATTGGACTTGCATCCGTTTCAAGGATGTAAATAAACATCTCACAGAGAGAACGTAACGATTTCTTTTCAGTATTATTAAGTGTTCCCTCGTTCTTGCATAATAGGTTAAATAGAACAAGAAAAGACATTGCGAAACCCCATATGTCTATATTTTTGAGATAAACCTCATTGTAATATTCCTTCATTTGAAACTTTTTATTTTGAATGAATCTCTCTAGAACATTACTAATGTATACAACAGCAAAACTAGGAACCACACATCCCTTATCGGTTGTTATATATGACCCTACCGCAGTCGTGAGTGGAATATCACATTTTTTTGCCGCGTAGGGAACAAGTTTATCGTATAGGGTAACCATTAATGATACTGATCCTTGACCTCGAATTTTATACCAATCAATAATAAATCCTGCAACAAAATCGGTAATTGTCTTACGTGTCGGATTGTCATTTGTTTTTAACAATCCAGATACAGCCGTTCGGAACTCGGAGTTAAATATAATGCATGAAGGTAGCACATTAAACTGAAATGGACGATATGTGGCCAATCGACTAACGCCGTCGGCATTGTGGTCTCTCTTGTACGAGGAATCAAACGCTAGACCCCAATCGATTAATTTTGCATTGCTTTGGTAATACATGATATTAGATGATTTTATGTCTCCATGATATAATCCTAACTGGTTCATTGGTAAAATACCATTATTAAATAGGCTCTGCAATGAGGCGATTATTGTTTCCATATTAGAGCGATTATTCACATGTTTCATCCAATACTCATCTATCGTATCGCCTCCGTATGGTATTCGTAATGCAGTAATTTTATTGAGAGAGCGATTGATGTTCTTTCGGGTTATATTTTTCTTTATCAAAGGTTTGCATTGTTTTTCATAGGCGTGTAAGTCACGCTTAGTTAGTGGTCCTGGACGACATTTAGACACATTTGTCACTATGAAATAGTTCGAGTGATTGGGAATTGCACTTAATCGCTTGTCAAAGGAACGTATAAGTTGGAACTCAATATCGGCATGTTTATTTGTCATTAATTTGGTAACGTACTTATTATTGACTGATGTAACGATATCGTCACTCGTCACTCCTACAGTCTTTTCACATGATAATTCTGGTAAAAATACACATCCGTATCCACCTGAACCAATTGATCCAGCCCCTGTCATATGTGTGGATGATGATGATGACATGATTATAATATGTGTATGTACTCTATTGCCATTTTATTTTGATTATTATTATCACTGACGGTTTATTGTATATATACTCACGAGAAGTGCGCACATAAGAAGAGCATAAAGTATTTGCCTCTTTGTTTTGGCGTACTCGACAATCTTTATATTGCGTGTTTTATATTTTTCATGATAGTCTTCATAGAACTTGGTCATCGATATCTCGGGTTTCCCAAGTCTTTTATTTATCTTGTTGTGAATAAAATGCATCCACCGTGTTAGAGAATCTCGTGTGTCTAAATAGGGAGAGACAGGATAAGTGTCTAAGATTGTTTGAAAGGATTTCGACATAGATGCGTCTGGAATAAATAATGGTAGGTTTTGGATAAAGTCATAGTATTTTTTTTTGACCACGTCATTGGCCTTTAGTGGATAGGTCATTGTCATGGTATGTAAAAAGAACCAGTACTGAGGACCCCATATTGTTGCATCTAAGAGTGTCATTACCCTAAAATCATATTATATTTCGGATTATTCACCGCTTAGATACATTACAATAGTAGTACTAGAATTACTTTACATCAACCATTATATGAATATTACAATAGATGATACCGCATCTGCTTCTGTTGCAGAATCACAAATAAATGACAATGGTACTAATAGTATCAATAGTAATATGAGCACCAATACAATGAATAATATTGTATTGCGTCCTCTAGTTCCCTCAGCCTATACGAGACATAGAGATACGTATATACCTGCTGCCACTACATGTAGCAATTGTGGTAAGACTGGACACATGTTCTACCAATGTAAGTTACCATTCACAAGTTATGGTATTATTTTAGTAGACCTTACTACGAAAAATAATCCAAAAATGTTAATGATCCGACGTAAAGATACATTCGGATATATTGATTTTATTCGGGGGAAATATTCAGTTACAAACCGATTTCAAGTTCAAAAATGTATTGATGAGATGACACTAGATGAAAAGAACCGTATATTAATTTGCCCATTTTCCGCATTGTGGTCACAATTATGGTCACGTTCCACTCCTGGGGCGTATCGTTCAGAAGAGATTATATCTTCAAAGAAATTTGAAATACTTCGAACTGTAGGGGTTATCAGTATGGATACATCAGGAACAGAAACAGTTACCACTCTTGTCGATATGGTTCATAATAGCCATACATCATGGACAGAACAAGAATGGGAGTTTCCAAAAGGCCGTCGAAACTTTCGTGAAAATGATATTGATTGTGCACTACGTGAGTTTGAAGAAGAAACTGGAATTTGTAAAAAAACAATTAGTATTATCGAAAATATAGTTCCATACAAAGAATATTTTATAGGGTCAAACTTCAAATCATACAAACACAAGTTTTATGTAGCAAATACAAATGCAGACAAGCATGACCTCACAAAATATCAACGTTCAGAAGTAAGCGGTCTAGAATGGAAGTCTATATCACAATGCATCGACAGCATACGACCATATAGTTTAGAGAAAATTCGCATTGTGAAGAATGTAAGCAATTTGTTAAAAGACTGTAGTTTTTATTCGTAGGATATAGTAGTATGTCATCATCTACCTCGGAAAAACTCCAAAACATCACTTATGATATTGATGAAAATAGTCCGAATGTTATCATTACTGACAATACAAATCAGCACTCAAGTATAAGAGAACAATGTGATTTTAACAATACTGTGTATGAACCTATGCATCAATGTAACCAGTTTCTTATCAAACAAGAGGTCATTGAACGAACTAACCTTGAATCTAATGATACCAGTAACGATCTCTATCCAACTATGAACGACCCTAATTTTTCACTAAAGATTGCTAACAAACGAGAGTTTCACGACACAATGTATGATGGAACAATATACAATGTAGAAGAACGTGCAGCCGAACTAGAAAAAATGGATTTCGAGTTGAGTCCACATCAATTATTTGTCAAAAACTTCTTATCTGCACACACGCCATATAATAGTTTATTATTGTTTCATGGTCTTGGAACAGGAAAAACTTGTTCCGCTATTGGTATATGTGAAGAACATCGTGACTACATTCGTCAAATAGGAAATTCTAAAAAGATTTTGATAGTAGCGTCTCCTAATGTTCAAGATAACTTTCGGTCTCAATTGTTTAATCCATCTACGATGACAAACGTTAATGGAGAATGGTCTATTAAATCATGCATTGGAAATAAACTTATTCGGGAAATAAACCCTACGAAAACTATGAATGTCTCAAAAGAACGTACTATCCTTCAAATTAATCGAATTATTAACGAATCTTATGAGTTTATGGGATATCGAGAATTTGCAAATTATATTGAAAAAAAAGGAAATATTGGTATTCGTTCGGATGAACCTAATACGTCTTCAAAAAATATTGCGCGTATCAAACGTAATTTAAAAGAGGAGTTTGATGGACGACTTCTCTGTATAGACGAAGTACATAACATCAGAAATGCCGAGGATAGTGGCAATAAATTAGTCGCGAACCAATTCATGGTACTTATAAAAAGTACAAGAAGCATGAAACTTCTCCTGCTATCAGGAACACCTATGTTCAATAGTTACAAGGAAATTATATGGCTAACCAATATTATGAATATGAATGATAAAAGAGGCCTCATTAAAGTTTCTGATGTATTCAATGCAGATGGCGAGTTTCAGGAAGAATCTGATACTACAGAGAGTGGTCGAGAAGTATTGATACGCAAACTTACTGGATATGTATCGTTTGTTAGAGGTGAAAACCCATACACCTTCCCGTATCGCATGTATCCCGACATATTTGAACCAGAAAAAACGTTTCAATCGCTTCCTAAGCAAACTAAAAGCATTCTAGGAGGGGAAGTGGTTCCAAACAGTGTTACAACTATAACAGATGCAAATATATACGTTATTAGAGCAGGTGAATATCAAGAGGAAGTGTACAACAGTATGATTAGTGAAATGGTTTCAACAAATGACGTTGAAGGTGACAAAGATACGACTATTAACGAAGATAATGCTGCTGCTGATATAGTAGGGGCTAATCGAATAGGATATACACGACTTCAGGATCCTATACAATGTTTAAATATGACATTTCCTATGAACAACTTGACGACAGTAGATACATCAACATCCTACGATATTCAATCTATGATACAAGACGGAAAAGTATCAATAAAAGATTCGATTGGGACACGCGGTCTCAAGGCAACTATGGACTATATTGATGAACGCACCGAAAGTAATTATATGAAAGGGCAGTTTGAGTACAAACCATGGGTTCAGGCTGGAGAACATAAAAACTTTTTCTCTATTGAAAATGTGGGAAAATATAGTGGTAAAATCAAACAAATATGTGACTGTGTTATGCAGTCTGTTGGCGTAGTATTAATCTACTCTCAATATCTAGATGGAGGTCTTATACCTATGGCACTAGCATTAGAATCAATGGGTATCACTCGTCATGGGTCATCTGACAAATCATTATTTAAAACCCCGCCTACTCAATCACTACGTATAGGAGAGAAAAAACTCCCAGCAAAATACATCATGATAACAGGAGATAAACGTATATCTCCAGACAACGCGTTAGATATAGCGAATGCTACAAAGGATAATAACTTGTATGGAGACTATATTAAGGTTGTACTTGTATCCATGGCAGGTTCGGAAGGAGTTGATTTAAAATTTATTCGACAAGTACATATCATCGAGCCTTGGTATAATAAAAGTCGCATAGAACAAATCGAAGGACGTGCTGTTCGTCATAATAGTCATAAACTATTACCATTTCGAGAGAGAAATGTACAGATATTCTTATACGGGTCATCTGTAAGAGATGAAATGTTAGAGACCGTTGATATGTATGTCTATCGTAATGCAGAGTTTAAGGCCATACAAATCGGAAGAGTTACACGAGTGTTGAAGGAACTGTCCGTAGATTGTTTTCTCAATCATGCTCAAACAAACTTCAGTCTATCGGCAATGAATCAAGATGTAGAACAAGAACTATCAACTGGACAGGTAATTCCCAACTTCAAAATAGGAGATAAATCACACACTATGTTGACAGATTTTATGGAAAACGGAGAATACAAATGCTATAGTCAATCCGATGCAGTAAATATCATTGAACAAAACTTAAATAATACTACGTATGGCGAGGGATTCATTACGATGAACACTGACAAAATTATACATAAAATACGATCTCTATTCAAAGAGAAACATTTTTATAAACAAAAAGAAATTATCGCTAGACTTATGCATCCACGAGAATACCCTATATCACAAGTTTATACAGCACTTACAATTCTTGTAGACACAGATACTGAATATATAACAGACACCTATGGACGTAATGGGCGACTGATTAATATAGGTGACTACTACTTGTTCCAACCTATCGAACTCATGGACGAACACATCACCCTATTCGAAAGATCTATTCCACTACAAATGAAACATGAAAAACTGAAAATCAAGATGAATATCAATACTGATATTGACGATAATCTACTACGCACCACTGGTCAATCAAATACTATTGTCGAAAAACCAACTGATACAACTAGTGTCGAACAATCTGGGAAACAGGAAAAGGAAAATCTAAAATCATCCGAAATTGGTAAGTTTAAAGCGACATCGATTACATCGTCACAGTACCAGATATCAACAAGCGATGCAATTATTTCATCTTTAAATAATGCATACAATGATGCAATAACCGGTATAAATACTGTAAATGGACTTCCAAGAGGTGAACCCAATACATACAAATATATTGGAACGGCTATCAAGAAAATGGTGGATAGATCTATAATTGACATGGATACATCAAAACAGTATTTATTAGAACATTTGATGGATATAATCGCGATTGAACACAAAATAACCCTTCTTCATTATATATTCGATGGTAATATGATAGACCCTAATCTAGAAATGAAAACCCGTCTCAAAGCATGGTTCATTTCAAAACAACTTGAAATTCCGGGAGACTATCCCATTACTGCCATTGTGTTTTACGATACAGTATCTAAAAAGGTTGATCAGGCGAAAATATATATTCGCGAAAATGGAAAAAAAGGCGCTGCTGGCGGCGGAGAAGACACTTGTAAATGGACTGCCGCGCAACCCGAAGACATCAAGGATGTTCAACAATACATTAATGAGAATAATACAATTTCAACTGATGCTCTGTCTGCATTGTTTGGATTTAACGGTGATGACATGAAAAACGAGAATATAATATTCAAAATAAAAAATGCAAGTATCGCTGGTAAAGGTCATCGATGTAGTGAGATGAAAATGGATAGTAAGATTGAGACTTTGAAAAAACTTATTCCCGAAGATATAGTCGAATCAATGAAATATACTAGCAATGTTAAAGGGAAACAAACCAAATATCATGTAATGCAAGAAATGTGCGTGTTTGTAGAGTTTATCTTTCGCTATTATGATTCTATTAAAAAGGACGGAAAACGCTGGTTCTTCTCTTATAATGACCATCATAGATTTTATAACATATTGTTTCCAAAGAAGGATAAAAGTAAAAAGTAACAATGATATAAGACCTAATTGACATCTATAATATATATGTCAATCAACATCAACCCATCAGAAGATATTAATATTACTACCCCACGTGTAGAACAAACAACAGGTCTCGATAGAGATCCTATTGATAAATATTATACCAAACCAACAGTAGCACAGGAATGTGTAAAACTAATGAAAAAATATGCAGTTCCAAAGAAACTATGTGATATCATTATTGAACCAAGTGCTGGAAATGCATCATTTCTTTCTCCACTTAAATCCTTGTTATGTCCAGTAAGAATGTATGATATTCAACCTGACCATCCACAAGTGATTAAATGTAACTATCTTGATATTCATGTTGATGATATGACAAGTGGACGTGCACCTAATGGACGCATTCATGTTGTAGGAAACCCACCATTTGGGCGTCAATCATGTCTTGCTATCAAGTTTATTAAAAAAACATGCACATTTGCTGATACAATATCATTTATTCTACCAAAAAGTTTCAAAAAAGACAGCATGCGTCGAGCATTTTCTCAACATTTTCATCTTGTTCACCAATCCGATCTGAGTGAAAAGTCATTTTTAGTAAACGATAAAGATCATGATAGTCCATGCGTATTTCAAATATGGGTGAAACAAGAACATCCTCGACCCAATCCGATTGTCTACACTCCTATGCATTTCTTCTTTGTAAAACGTCCTGATATGGCTGATACAAAGGAAGGAAAATCGCCTATTATACCGCATGCAGCCATACGTAGGGTTGGAGTATATGCCGGAAAAATTATATATACGGAAACTCCAGAAGAGGCAATATCAAAAAATAACCAAACCCATTATTTTATTCGATTTCTTCCAGAGGTATGTTCAACGCAGCAGATTAGTAAATTGGTGGAATGTCTTGGCGAGATTGTATATGACACTGATAATACAGTCGGTCCGCGGTCGGTATCTAAAAACGAAATGACAAAAGCAATCAACGATAGGATTTCATTAGAAAATCAAAATAAAAATCATAAGGTTGATACAGTGTCATGCGATAGTCCAATTCTCTAACTAAATTGAATCATATTTTATGTCTATTACTATGATATAAAATAGTATTCATAGTATATAGTACTCATAATGAAGTCTTCTCCACGCAGTACCACCCAACGACAACAATCTGGACGGAAAAACATCGCCGCAGGTGCGGGTCAGCCAGATACATCGTTGTTTGACCGCGCAGTTCTAGAAAGACAAGTTGCTGTTCATATTACCAATGTAGGAAAGAATCTAACACAAACCCTTGAGCGGTCATTAACAATGAAATATGAGGGACGATGTAGTGTAGAGGGATTTATCAAGGCAGGTTCGATTAGTATGCGGTCTTATTCTGCAGGCAAGACCAACGGAGATAATATATGTTTTACAACTGTATTTGAATGTCAAATATGTCATCCAGTAGAAGATATGGTTATTAAATGTATTGCAAAAAATGTAACCAAAGCAGGTATTCGTGCAGAAAGTGTTTTATCTCCAAGTCCAATTGTGGTATTTGTTACTCGCGATCATAATTACAACAGTGAATATTTTAGCAGCATCAACGAAGGAGATACTATTAATGTTAAAGTAATTGGACAACGATTTGAGTTACATGACACACATATATCAATTGTTGCACAACTTATTGAACCGAATACACGTAACACAGGAGAGCGAGATACTGATAAATTACAACGTATTAAAATAAATGAAACACTTGTCTAGTAACATAAACACTGTATTATATTTCAAATGGTTTAAATATGGCGCTATATTTAATGATATGGCTACCGATACAATTGTTTATACAAACAATGCGAACAATTGTTCGCCACAAGATCTACAAGTATTATGTTCAAATATTGAGGGTCTATCAAAAATAAACCAAGTAGAAATATTACGTATTTTTGATAATCATTCTGATATGGTTATAAACGAGAACAAATATGGAGTGCATATTAATATGACTGATGTTTCAAATAATATTATTGATGAGTTACGTTCCTTTTTAGAATATGTAAGACAGCAAGAGCACGACCTTACGTTTATCGATACACAATTAGATACGGATGCAAATTACATGTTAGAAGAGCATAAAGAGATATCCCCACTTATTACTAGTAACCCATAAGCATACTTCATAACATTTATTATGAATCACTCTATAGACAATGAAACCATTAATAGATGTGACCCAATACATACTGCACTTAAAACATTACAGCCATACATGTTTTCATTGAAAAACCTAACACAATCAACTCAACATACTCATTCTAAAAGTAGTACATTACAAAATAATTCTAATCAATCTACCAACGATTGTGAGAAGACTTTGAAGAATGACCAACGCGCACAGGAAAATAAACAAGAGATATTTTTTCCCAAAGAACATGACCAGTTGTTCTGGCACTACTATATATTGGTTAATGGTTTTACTGCATATGAAATGCTTGATACCAACCGATTTATGGTAGAAAAAAATGAAAAGTTGAAATGCGTTGAACTCATTCGATTGAATCGCAAACATCTAACTGCAAATAAGATAAGAGGAATCGATACAATTGAAAACACGTTAGTTCATGATAAAATTATTGACTTAAAAACATTTATCGCACTATGTGTCGCTAGTAACTTAAACCTTTTGTTTGTTCATCGACGCAAAGTATATGAAGTCCTACTTGATGTAGATAATATCGAATCAGATAATGTACATATAATTCATCAATACGACAGTCCGCATACGAGATATGGGTATGAAGTAGAAACAACGCCCGCCAAACTGGACGAGTATTTACGCCGACAGCCAGATAATAGTACATATCCATATTATGTAAAGGCTGTAAGTATCACAAACCCTCTTCGTGCAATATCATCTTATAAGGTAGGCGAATTACGAGATATGATTATAAAACTGAAAATATTGGACTCTGATAGTGTATGGAAAAAGACAAAACCTCAGATATACGAAACCATTGTTCAAAATATCTAAATGTATAATAACACATCAGATGTCACAGTTTAGGCATCTATATGGATCATACACGTATGCAGTGAGCATACATATATGATTATGTTAGAATTGAATGCATTGTATGTCAAATTAATACAACTATCATTTAATAATAGGTGCTTATAGTATATTATGAGCGGTAAACATAAAGCGTACGGAACAAAGGTCCACACACGACAGAGAAATGGCAACTTTGATGCCAAACCTTATACCACTACAGAACTTCGCGATTTTACAAAAAAAGCAGGCGAAAACCTAGATAACATATACAAATTGTTTTGGGCAAAAAAACCACGTATTGGTGAAGTAGTTAGCATAAATAATGAACTAGAGGTAAAATTCTCCACTATTAAGAAATGCAATCAAACTCATAAATGGAATCGTTCCAAGGTTCAAGATATCACGCGCAATGATTATGACAACGTTGTATCTAAACTTCGTTCTTTGGGATTCACAACCGCATCTGATGTCGGTACATACCTACTGCGAGTTCAGAATGAAATAATAGACGACCAAGGTACAATGACGTTAATGAACCCACGAACGGAGATCCGAGGCATATCCGCAATCCAAGACTACTGCATACACAACGATATCAATAAATTGCTGAATAGTCCTACTTATAGTGATTCAGTCTCTATGGAGAATAAGAAAGACATGATCCATCCTGATACCAAAAAAAAAGTAGAAGAAGCGATATTTCACGACTTTCATTTCAGTGTGGCATTGAAGACAGAAGAACAATATAACATAAAATCCCCACATGGTATTACAAAAGCTATATTAGACGATTGGATGAAAAGCAAAAAACAGTTTCGTTACATTAATAGAGTGACATTTACACATCCTGATTATCCAGTACGCATTGACATGAGTATTGTTAAAAATCCAAAAAGACCAAACTCAAACTCATTTGTACGAGACTATACTACAGCCGAAGCAGGTGTCTTTCAGGCAAACGAAACATATGAAATCGAGATTGAAGTAGATAATATGTTAATTGGTATGGGAACCGATACTGAAACTATGGAAGAACTTATCGAAAAAGTACGCACATGCACCAAGTTTGTACTCATGGGTCTTCAAGAGACATCCTTTCCTGTTTCAGTAAGTGAACGAGTTGATGTAGGGGTAGAGTATCTGCGTCTAATTGGTCATAGCCCTTATATGCAATTATCTTCACAGTCTCATTGGGTAGGACCATCGTCACACACGCTTCAAATTGGAAACATAGTTGACAATAAATCACCCGACTATAACTCAACACTTATCAATGTGCGAGACAATTATACTGTCACCGACAAGGCTGATGGCGAACGCAGACTATTCTTTATTACCAGTTCGGGACAGGTTTATCTAATAAATAGTAATATGAAACTCTTATTCACTGGAGCAATGACAACCAATAAACTGTTTTATAATTCGCTTTTAGATGGTGAGATTATTGCCCACGACAAACATGGAAAATTTATAAATCTATTTGCAGCATTCGACGTATACTTCGTAAATGGTAAAGACGTTCGTTCGCACGTGTTCTTTCGTGAAATCACTGCAGAAAATGATGAAAATGATAGACATAGGAATAAATCACGACATCACATACTGACACATATGTTAAAAAACTTGAACCTAGTATCAGTTGTAATGGATACAGAAACGCAACAACCGAAATCAAGTCCAATCCGAGTTTCCGTAAAACAGTTTTATGCCACCACTGATACCGTTAGCATATTTGCAGGGTGTAAGAAAATATTAGACCGTATTGACAATGGTCTATTTGAATATACAACAGATGGTCTCATATTTACTCCTAGCAATCTTGGCGTAGGTGGCGAAGAGGTGGGTAAAGTAGGACCTCTTAAAAAATACACATGGCCTAGGTCCTTTAAATGGAAGCCTGCTGTTTTCAACACCGTGGATTTCCTAGTATCAGTTAATAAAGGAACTGATGGAAAACCAATGATAAAAACACTATACGACGGTGGAATGGATGTTGGGCGAGCATCTCAAGTAAAATCTTACAAGACATTAACATTAATGTGTGGGTTTAATGATGTTATTAAACAAGACAGAAAAGATACAAATGTTTATATGAATCCATGCCAAGATGTTTACGATGATGTTTTACAACATTCCAACAAACCAACCGAAAAAACAGAAAAAGAAGACAACCAAATACCCACCTCTGGATATAGACCTATGCAGTTCTTTCCATCTGACCCATATGATGCTAATGGTGGTGTATGCAATATAATATTACGAACCGATGGCAATGGCGATGAGCAGATGTATACAGAAGAAAATGAAGTATTTGGCGATAAAACTATCGTTGAGTTTCGATATGATATATCAAATGATTCCAAGTGGAGATGGATACCATTACGTGTGCGATACGATAAAACAACCGAAATGCGAACTACACACAAAGGCTTCGGTAACAGTTATCAGGTTGCCAATAGCAATTGGAGGTCTATTCATTATCCCATTACAGAAGTCATGCTCAAGTCAGGGTTAAATATTCCTAATGTAGATGATGGGGTCTATTATAATACCATGAAACAAGACAGAACCACTAATGCATTATGTAATTTTCACAACCTATATGTCAAAAAGATGCTTATCACTAAGGTATCACGACCAGATGACACACTTATTGATGTTGCATGCGGCAAGGGTGGAGACTTCTCAAAATGGACAGACGCACGATTATCCTTTGTATTTGGTATAGATCTATCCAAAGATAATATTGAAAATCAGATTAATGGTGCGTGTGCTAGGTATCTCAACAAAAAGAAAACCATGAAATCCATGCCTTCTGCATTATTTGTTATTGGAAATAGCAAATTCAATATTCGTTCAGGTAACGCAATGGAAACTGAAAAGGCAAAGCAAATAACAGCTTCTGTATTTGGAACTTCTCCAAAAAATGCATCCCTTGGAAAAGGAGTTGAAAAACACTACGGAATAGGAGAAAACGGATTTAATGTAACATCGTGTCAGTTTGCATTACACTACTTCTTCGAGGACGATGATATATTACATCGATTTATTCGAAATGTTGCAGAATGCACCAAAGTGGGAGGGTATTTTATAGGAACGTGTTACGATGGCAAACGAATATTCAATATGCTGAAAGGGAAAAATAAAACAGATGAAATAGAACTCTATAACAAGAAAACAAAACTATGGGGTATTACCAAAATGTATGACGAAGAGACGTTTGACGACGACCATACAAGCGTTGGATATAAAATCAATGTGTTTCAAGAGACCATCAATAAAGAGGCATATGAATATTTAGTCAACTTTGAATATCTTACACGCGTTATGGAAAACTATGGATTTCAGGTTTTAACAGATATTGATGCACAAAATCTTGGACTTCCCTCAGGATGTGGATTATTTGAAGACTTATATCATCAAATGATATCATCCAATGAAAACCGTTATATATCTGCATGCACCATGAGTGATAAGGAAAAAGAAATATCATTCAAAAATCGATACTTTGTATTCAAAAAGATTATCACCGTAGACTTAGATAAGATTGCAACTAATAAACCCAGTGAAGAAGAGAATGTCGATTACGATATCGAAGATGAAGAACAAGTAGCAGAGATAGACAATGATGATCCCATTGAAGTAGAAGAACAACCTACTTCATTGGAAGAAGTCGAAGAGAAACCAGTAGAAGTAAAGAAGAAAAAAACCATCAAAATTAGAAAACCAACAAAATTAAACCAGACCATGGTACTTGATGGAAGTAGTGATAATTAACACACATAATGGGTAAATAAAAAACACATATATTTTCATATACAAATGTTCGCAAACAAATATTTGTATATTTCAGTTCAAACGGTATAGATGCACTAGTAGTTTACGACTATAGAGATACTATACTATAATTACCAATAAGACAAAATTATGAGTTATATGAATTATTCGCCCATCCCAACAAAACCAATGGATATACCATTGATAGTTCGAACCACCAATGGTCCATCAATCCCAATATTATCCAATAGTTTTTTTGATAATATACCTAACATCACTTCACAATTCAATATATCTCATGTTGCAAAACAAAATAACGTTTCAAAGACTGACATATCTAAACTAACAAAAATTAATGATGGATATGGAATGCTATGTGATGTGGTTCTACCGAAGTTCGTTCAAGAACGTATCAAATATGGCAAAATTACGAATGCATTCTTTACGCGTGTAGAAGTTATGTCGATAGGTAATATACTAGAACCTATGAAATCTGGAGAAGAAAACAACAATATTATGTACATTGGGGACGACATTGATTGTTTCAAGGGGGTTATTTCACATATGATACCACAAAGAACAATTGAGTTTACACATGTATTACCATCACAGATTCATACAATAGTGGGATTTGAACATATAACATCACATCCCCCATTTAGAAATATTTCAGTCATTTATGTAGATGTATGTGCATCTGAAGTAGCATACTCACATACATATGTAGTATTTTTATTGAAAACCCTTGCAATCATCCTTTCATGTCAAGCTAAACGTGGTTCTGTTGTCATAAAAACCAATATGCTTGTTTTCAAACCTATTTTAGACATACTATATTTGTTGTCGGGAAAATATCAACATATGTACATTGTTCGACCATTTGTATCTGAGGATACAGATAGTAGATTTGTTATATTATCAGGTCTTTTATCAAACCAATCATCATCAATTATTGATAATTTAATTACTAATGCAAACAATGTAAATACCATTGCACCTAACCAAATTATCAGTTCAGTTATAGATTGTAAAATGTCACAATATTTTATAACAAAAGTAGAAGAGTGTAACATGTTAATCGCACAAAAATATGTGGAAAAATATGATAGCCTTGTTATAATGATAAGAAATTATGCAAAGGATAACTCTATCGATTATTTAAAAAATACATCTATCCTTCGATGTATTTCGTGGTGTGAAAAGTTTGAAATACCGACATGTAGACCACCATCATAGACACAATAATTTCTATCTACATCTCTGACTTGCACGCATACTAGCAGGAAGAGAAGAACGGCAATTATCAAAATTCTTTGGGGTTGGATTGGCATTTGTCATACTAACTGAGGTCTTAATTGTATTCAATGTTAATCGGGTAGTTCGTGAACTGCTAGATACTCCACCCTGTTGGGCAAATTGCTCATTATTGGGTGCGAAAATAGGGGTGCTAATATTGGGAGCGTTAATATTGGTGGGATCACATCCTGTTCCATTCGTATAATGAAAAGAATTCTGCTTAAGTGTCTTACCACGTGAACGTAGGTACTGCTGTTGTGTTGGGTAGTAGTCTTTTCCAGTAACAGGATTTGGCTTTATCACTGTGCTAGCGCCACGAACACGGGTTAATGCATGTTGTTCTTTACAGCAATCAGATGCTAACCCCATATTATTTGGTGTTAAACATGTATCCAAAACAGAACTAGTCTCTGTCATAACCCCATGTCCTGGACGATCCATAAGTAATCCGATTAATGGAACAGACTTACTCGCCCTTACAAATCGACTATTATTTGTAACCTGATATTTATTTGGAGAGGCTTCATCTAGACTTACTGTATTGATTTTCCCTAGACGGTAATTCCATTTTAATGGACGAGGTAAACCGTGCCTATAACTAATATCATTTGTAAGGTCATTGTTTGTAAATGGTCGCAAATTCGTTGATATAGAGTTTGTACTCATTGTCACGGCGTATACTATACAATGAGTAAATATTATGTTTATACAATATATACCGATACTAATACTCAAATATGCATAAATACATTCGTATCGGAATTATTATTATATTCGCTTCTATAATTGCACATCAACTAAACATATGGTCTTCAAAATCTATTGTGGAAGGAGTACAAAATAAATACAATCCTAGCAATGAAAACTTATCTACCAAGGTTCAAACAAACTCGGGAAATATTCAATATATGGAGGAACATATTAAAAAGATTGCGCCACTAGAAAAACATGTTTCTGATATACAGACTAATGTAGACAAGTTGAATCAGCAAATGGCTAATATTAAATCTACACAAACAGGTCGTGCAAATAAAGCACAGAAAGCCACAAGCAAACCAGTCACAGGACTACACTAATTGTAATATATCACACATACAGTGAATATCAAATAATACCTGCAGACACTATTTTTATCTGCAAGTATAGTACGAAATCCGTATTCATATAACACATACAAATGTTTTCAGATATGGCACCCAGCAATACAGGGGCAACGGTAGAAACTTACCCCTATAGCAAAAATATCCGAGCACCAAAAAGCCTACACATGGGCACAAGTGGAAGTCTACCACAATTAGGTCGGAATCTTGATGGATTAGTAGATTACGTTGAGGTTCTTATTACAGGAAAAGGCGCATCAGCAACAGGACGCCCATTAGGAAACAAGTATTTTATGAAAACAGGTGCGAAATGCAAAGATGAAAAAACCGAAAAAGACGTTCCACGATATTTGTACATCAACAATGTACCAGAAGGGGGTATTCCTATGATGCCTAGTGTGATGGGCATAGAGATGAAGAGCTTTAGAGGTCTTATACCAGGAGCAATCTCTAATATGGAAGCACTCAATCCTATGGCGATCATGTCAGCATTCACTACTGGTTCAACGCCACAATGTCAAGCAATTACCATGGAAACAATTGATATCAACAACCGAACAGATACGGAAACACAATTCGTTGCAAATGCAGACATTAAAGACATAAACCCGTGCAGTTGGGGAAGCAGTGGAACTAACCCTGTTACTGGTAAACGATGTTCAGAAGGGTTTGCAGATAATATTCAAATACAAAAGAACAATCCGGTTTCCATGCCTAGTGATATTATGTCACAATTATACTTTGTCTGTTTAGGATTTCTTCTTATCTATATGATGTATTGTATCATGACGCATAGAAAGAAATAAAATACACCGATATACTCATTATAATGCATGGTAGTTACATATTATTATACTCTCCTGAAGAGTGAACATTATTCACCGTCGTGTAAACATTCTCTTCGTCTAAAATGTGCGGAACTTCTTGAATAATGACCCTACGACGATGAGTGATACACCATAAACACAAGATGATTACAATGAACCCAACAATACCTCCATAGAATACTAAAACTGCATGAGCGTGGTCAGACATATGTATGGAACGACTTTTCTACTACGATAATTATATGTAGTAGAATAGTAAAATATATAATCAATTTATCTAGCGACGACCACGACGTGTGCGACGACTGCGTTTTCCACGTCTCTTACTCTTTCTCTTTTTACCTTTGGTTGCATGCTTACGACTCTTGCGACTTTTACGAGAACGACGACCACCCATTGGACCACCCATTGGACCAGCCATTGGATCAGCCATTGGACCAGCCATTGGACCAGCCATTGGTTCAGCCATTGGTTCAGCCATTGGTTCAGCCATTGGATCAGCCATTGGATCAGCCATTGGTTCGGTTGACTCAGTCATTGGCGCAGTGTAATCTGGAATTATTGGACTAGGATCTTCTTGGTATCCAGCAGCATGCTTAGCACGTTTCGTCATATCTCCTAACCAACTGCTAGCACCAGTCCAATAGTCTTCCATACCTCCACCGCGTATCTTACGTCCTCCGCGCATTTTTTTAGTATTTACCATTATACTATGTATGTCGATTATATTTTCTTACGCACCGATTCTTAATCTCTTAAATAATTCGACGGCAGCAAGACCACCTGCGATCTGTGCGCCAATGTAGGGTGCGACATCCTTGGCGGCGGTCTTGCCAGCGGTAAGCATCGCAATAGTGACGGCAGGGTTTAGGAGGGTTCCAGAGGAAGAAAATCTTGAACCCAAGATAATCAATATGGCAAAGATCGAACCGCATGCGTATGCGTTGCCCTTTGATGCTAAAATTACATAGATAAAGACAAGTGTAGCCAAAAACTCGAATAAGTACGAGTTCATCTCGAGTTATATAATACATTGCTAAAATATTTAATATTCTGCATTCTTTTCGATTGTATATGTATATACACATCCTACATGACAACTATTGCGTTTCACCAATACTGTAATATCTCCTTTAGTGGAGGAAGTTATGCATCGTCTCCAATAAAGAGTGGAATCACAATACCTAAACAACCACGTGATTCACAAACAACTCCTATAAATAATGGAACAATGACTGCTAAACATTCAAATCCTCCTAAGTTTGGAGTCAGTGACTCATCTGCGTCTTTTGCCATGGGACGTAGACAGTTTATTGAAAAGGTTATCGATGACCATACTCGCCGCATAAAAACTAGCACTATCGGACGAACCAGTATAGTCCCTAATGGACAACCTCTTAGTTACAAACGTTATGATATGCATGATACAAAACGTGCTCTTGCTAAAGCACGCAGTCATGGATACGTCGCGCCTGTAAAAAAAGGAGCATTAGAAAACCCTTATATGTCGGGAGGTTCAGCAAAGCGCGGATTTTTGCCACCTAATACATCTGCAAATAGTGATGGTTGCAGGCATAGCGCCTTCTTATCACGACATCTTAAGAACCGACTCGCTTGCCCAGTGACAGACTCTAGGAATGATTGTATAAAACCTACATCTACTAATATTGAGAGTGCTACATACAACGATTTTCCCTATAATCACACTAATATCGTCTCTCGAAATGTTCGGGTATCTGAACCACACGACAACACCGTCGTACGTACCAGCATTTTTATGCCCCATTATCTAAGATATCGCATCGCATGCGATGATTGCTCATCATATACCACTGGTATTGAACAGGGACAACCTATCGTGATAGATGATAACAAATTTAGCAGATCTTTACCCGACCATATCAAGGACCGTATCGCATGCGGTGACTGCTAATGCTAACATAATACTTTATACATTACTTACCATAATCTATTTGTATGATCTCATAATACATCATACAAATTACATACGTATTCTAAATAATCATGGATACCAATTATCTAATTACTACCATTATATGTACGACCTCCAGCCTTCTGCTTCTTGTACGTGGTGTACAAAGAACTATCGTACACATACTTGGAGTTACCACTAGATGGTGCAACATTACCAGCATTGTATACCGCTCTAAAGGGGGTTTGTGCCATTCCACCCGATGAATTGTAAGCCGCTGCATTTGTTCCATTCCATGCATTTCTTAATTGAAAACGTCCTCTGGAAAATCCTGAACCACGGGCTGATGTTCCAGTTGGAGTATACATTCTTCCTGTTGGCATCATACTTTTATCTATACAGATATTTAAATATAGGTGACAAAAACAATATATACCTAGCGAAAATGATAAATAATATAATATGTGATTACAAACCTACTTTGTAATTAACCTTGGCACAACATTCATTGTAGTGAGCTCTTGGAATAACAACTTACATGCGTATGGTATCTCTACATAGCTAAAGTCAGACCGATTATTACAAGTCTTACATAAATGAATATGAGTTACATCGTTATATGACGCAATCATTCCACACTTTTTACATACATGCACACTGTATTTATCTGATACATCATACATACGTTCTTTTGTAAAACGAGATGCGCCGTGAGAACACATGCAATCTCTTTCCATCTCACCGAAACGAAGACCACCATCTCGACTGCGACCCTCAGCAGGTTGACGTGTCAAGTTTACCATGGGACCAATAGAACGACTGTGCTGCTTGTCAGTAACCATATGTTTTAGACGTTGGTAGAACACTGGTCCGATAAACACAGATGCATCGATTTGCTCACCTGTCATAGCATTATAAAGTATGTCGTTTCCATTTGATTCATAACCCAAACTTTGTAACTCCTTGCAAATACTAGGCACATCTAGGTCTCCAAAACTGGTTCCGTCTCCGAGCAAACCTAACTCTACTAATACTTTACCTAACAGTGTTTCTTTCAACTGACCAATTGTCATACGCGATGGGATAGCGTGAGGATTGATAATAATATCGGGACGAATACCTGATTTGGTAAAAGGCATGTCTTTCTCAGGAATGATATTACCAATCGTTCCCTTCTGTCCATGACGACTGCTAAACTTGTCGCCGAATATAGGTTGGCGCTGCGCACGAAGACGTACCTTAGCAAAGGTGTATCCATCTCCATTACGGTCGAGATAGTTGCGGTCCACATATGTATCCTCATTCGTTCTATATACGCGACTCTGATCTTCATATTTAATCACCTTCGTAGGATCATTTCGATTCTCTTTGATAGGCGTCACCTTAGAGATAATGATATCACGGTTAGCAATAAGGGTATTCTCATCTACTAGACCATCCGCGTTTACCTTAGAATAGTCAGCAAACTTTGTACCTTTGGTTTTTGTCGTATCAGGTTTACAGCGAATTTCCTCTTCGCCATTTACTTTCTGTTTGTCCTCATCTTTCTCAGTATGATAAATAGTAGCCTGAAATAATCCTCGTTCTATAGATCCTTTGTTGAACAAGAGTGAATCTTCTTGGTTATAACCAGTATGTGACATGATCGCCACGACCACATTGGTTCCAGATGGAATCTTCATCAACTCAATAATGTTCATCAATCGAGTATCGACCAATGGACGGGTAGGATAATTCAGAACATAAGCAGTCTTGTCCATGCGCTCTTGGTAGTTAGTTACATACACACCCATTGCCTGCTTACCCATAGCACACTGATAAGTATTCCTAGGAGACTGATTGTGTTCAGGAAACGGAATACACGAACCAAGAATACCAAAGATAGTACTTGGATGTATCTCACAGTGAGTATATTGATATATCATACCAGAATCAGTCTTTTTTCCCAGTTCAGATGGTCTCATCGCTACCATAATATTCTGCTGCTCGTCAGGGTCTACGTACTCGATTACTGCTTCTGATGTGCGCACATTGGTTAACAGATCATCCCATGTGAACTCCTTACTTTGTAACTTGGAAATATGCTCTTTAGTCAACAGCAACTTGTTATTAGACACTCGAAGTAAAGGCCTAGTCACACGTCCACCATCGTTGCATATACGTATTTCATTGTCCTTGTAATTAAACACAATCGATGTATAAATGTTGATAACGCCAGAATATTTATTACTCTTCAGAATGGTATAAAGTTCGTGAGCACGTTCTGTCACACCTATCCAACACCCGTTCATAAATACCTTGGTCTTATTGAATGCATTACTTGGGTCAACTTCTTCCATGGGACATATGAAATCAGTCAATGTTTGTAGATACTCGTGTAGCGGCGCAGAGTATGTATTTACGGTGACATGAGTCAAGTAACTCAAATTCTTCACAATACCAACAGACGCACCTTCAGGGGTCTCGGCTGGACACAGAAACCCCCACGAGGTTCCATGAAGTTTACGAGGGGCGACTAACTTACCGCTTTTGTCGATAGGTGTTGAGATACGACGCGCATGACTCAAACTAGACACATAAGTCAGACGACTGAGAACTTGTGCTACACCTGCCTTATTACTATTCATATGCTTCACGCCAAAATCACCAGTGGAAAGTGCGCGTTTGAGACCATTCTCTATTGTTGTTGATTTGATTATTTTATATATATTTGTTTGGTTGATGATATTCTGAATGTCATCAGTGGACTTCCATGAACCTGTGTTGATCTCGCGCACTACCTGCTTCTCCATATCCTTCACTACCTTGTTGAAGTAGTTGCGAAACAAATTATTCAATAATACACCACATAAGTCGACACGTTTGTTTGTGTATGCATCACGGTCATCGCCAGCAATATAACCAAGACCTACACGAATCAACTTGTTGGCCATATAGCCCAAGAAGTACAACTTACGCTCCTTAGTATCACAATGAGGGAACATGTCATTGTCCAATATATCTGTGGCGAAACTGCGTTTCTTTTTCTGCCCTGTTTCACGATCCATGTTGAATGGCGTATACATAACATGAGTCGTGATATATGCAATACACGCTTCTTGTTCCATAAAATCAGAGGCATCTCGAATAGACGCATGTAAGAACTCTAACATCTCTTCATTGTTACTATCCATATTCAATAATATCATATCGCATATTTTTTTGTCGGACTGAACACCTAACGCACGAAATAGAACAAATAGAGGAACTGGTACTTTGACACGGGGCAGTTGCACACTAATGGGAAATCCAAACCCAATATTTTTTGATGATATCATCATATTTACTTGTTTGGGGGAAATACACTTGAAATCTGGAATAGACTTCATCTCGGCTTGCCAAGTATATTTTGTACTGTTTTTACTGATGTTGAAACAATACACTCTATTCTCAGCAGAACGCTCCTGACCAAGGACTGTCTTTTCAGAACCATTAATGATGAAATATCCTCCAGCATCAAACTTACACTCGCCCGTATTTAGATGACTCACGTGACGATATTGATTGAGAACACAAATAGACGACTTTAACATGATAGGTAGTTTTCCAATATGGATATCGGGAATATTTTTGTGGAACACTTGACTATTCTCAAGATTTGGACCATTTCGAACCAAATATTTAATATGAACATCTACTGTCATCGTCGAGGAATATGTGAAATTACGCAATCGTGCTTCCTGTGGAAACATCAACTTTGTAGCACCATTATTCTCTTGAATCTGAGGACGGTATAAGCGGAAATTCTCAAAGTTGATATCTACTTCTAACGAATTCTTTCCGCTTTCCGGATCGTAATCTTGCTCAGATACGATATGCACAGGATTAAACATATCAATCGTCTGAAGTATTTGATGGTTCACAAACAAATTATAGGACTCCACTTGATGGCGCACTAGACGTTCTAGATGCTGTCCTTGAAAATATGAACCAATTATATCCCATGGAGCCTCGGTATATTCACCATTTGACCAATCATCTGGCGTAGGTCTAGTTGTAGAAGGATCATTGGAAGACAATACTGATTCAGAGTCCGAAGATGTTGTCTTGCGGATTGTCTTAGACTTGGCGGGAGTAGTGGATGCCATTCGTTTAGGAATGAGCGTGGAACTAGTAGTAGATGAAGATGCAGACATTGTAAAGGTCGGCATAATTAGCAATATACTTTTACGATATAGTCCAACAGTGAATCAATTTGTGCAAGCAATTGTCTTTAGCGAAACTAATAGTACACATGATATCAGCAATTAGCGGAAATAATCAAATAATTAAGTGTTGTTGTATACCATCTATTTCATATATATGAGTAATACACCAGACCCTACAAACAACCCAAACAACAATTCTAAGAAAACTATTCAAATAAACCAAGATTTTTTCAAAATAGGAAAAAAAGGTAATACACCTATTACTGGAACACGAAAAAATAAACCCAAACAAAAAAATATCGCAAACAACACCATCAAACAAGCTCTTGCAAAAAGAGTTCAAGAGAGAAAACAAAAAGATTTGGATGACATATACCAAAGACGAAATAATACTACTGCAACCACACAATCAGAATTAACAAAATCCCTATCGTATCTAAACGAGTTTGTGAAAAACAAAAAGAAAAAGGCTGCGCCAACAAAACACGGTGGGAACAACAAAACCATGAAAATGCGCAGCGAACCGCTTGTTAATGTAGACCTACCAGATGAACTGGTAACAAACATTTTACCTGCACCTATGGAATCACTTATTCAAAAAAAAATGACACAACCTGCACAAAATATAGTTAAACCAGATGCTCAGTCATATGATAACACAAGACCAAAATACACATACGTAACAACTCCTCCGCCATACAGTAATCTCAAAAACACAACAGGAGGAAAACCAACATACCGTTTATGGAACCAAACACGAAAACAACGAGGTGGTAATATATCCTCGGGAACCAATATTCAAAATGTTCAAAACAAACCAAAAACGAAGACAAATACCATATCTCCCATTGTATTCAATACACCAACAACACCAACTATACCAACACCATCGACAAACACAGAAAGAGAGAACAAACTTGCATCACTCAAATCTGCAATGAAATTAACCAATCCTACACCGACCATTACCAATCAAAATACACCAACTATACGAATAACGAAAAAAACTATTACAAATAAATATACAGTAGGCCGTAAAATAGGTGGACGGAAAGTATCGGTACTCATAAAAAATCTAAAAACACGTAGAAAAATACAAGAAGCCAAAAAAGAAATGAAGAAAACAGCCACTTCAGATATCAAAAAATACCTGAAATCACACGGACTACTAAAAGTAGGAAGTGTCGCACCGAATAATGTTTTGCGAGAAATGTACGAAAGTGCCATGCTGGGAGGAGATATACACAATACAAATGGTCAGGTTGCATTACACAATTTCAATGCTGATGACGAATAATATATATATTGTGATATAGTTTAGTTAGACAATCTACATTACTTCATCATTGCTGTTTTACGGTCTAATACGATACCCTTACATACCTTACTTGTGATACGAGCCTCTACATCCAAATCATTCACCCTCATAATATCGGTAACTAATCTGTGGTACTGCTCACGTCGAGAGACGGTTCCTCGGAAATGGTCTGGGTACACTACTCTCC